CACAGGCGGTCGACGTGCACAACAGCGCCTCGCGCTGGTCGAAGGGGCTGCTGGACAACGCCGCGCGGCCCTCGGGCGCCATCGTCTGGACCGGCGGCGACGGGCAGGGTTCGATGAGCAACGACCAGTTCGAGCGGCTGCGCGACGAGATGGAGAGCCTGCACCAGGGGGCGCGCAATGCCGGGCGGCCGATGCTGCTGGAGGGCGGGCTCGACTGGAAACCGATGGGCTTCTCGCCATCCGACATGGAGTTCCAGCAGACCAAGGAGGCCGCAGCGCGCGAGATCGCGGTAGCTTTCGGGGTGCCGCCGATGCTGCTGGGCATCCCCGGCGAGGCGACCTTTGCCAACTACCAGGAGGCGCACCGGGCGTTCTATCGCCTGACCGTGCTGCCGCTGGCGACGCGGGTGACGGCGGCGGTGGGGCGCTGGCTTTCGGCGCATCTGGGCGAGGAGGTCGAGCTTAAGCCCGATCTTGACCAGGTGCCAGCGCTCTCGGCCGAGCGTGACGCGCAATGGGCGCGGGTGGCGCAGGCCGATTTCCTGACCGCTGCCGAGAAGCGCCGCATGCTCGGCCTGCCGGACCTGCCGCAGGGTGACGACGGTGAGTGAGCGGCGACTGGAGTACGAGCCCTTCGCCTGCGCGCCGGCGCTGAAGCTGGAAGCGCATGAGCGGGTGAGCCGGTTGCAGGTGGAGGCGCTGAATGCGCGGCTCGACCGGCTGGAAGTGGTGCTGGAGCGGCTCGAGAAGCGGCTCTGGCTGGCGGCCTACGGCGTCGCCGGGGTCATTCTCGCACAGGCGTTCCAGGGCGTCATGGCGGTGACCCCGTGACGGGTTTCGGGAAAGGGACTGTTATGGATCTGGAGCACAAGTTCTGCCGTTTCGACGCGGAGGTGACGGTGACCGAGGGCACGCGGATCGAGGGCTATGCCTCGCTCTTCGGGGCCTGCGATCAGGGCGGCGACATCGTGACGACCGGCGCCTATGATGCCTCGCTGCAGCGGCTGGCGGCCGAGGGGCGGGCGGTGAAGATGCTCTGGCAGCACGACCCCGCCCAGCCCATCGGCGTCTGGGACGAGGTCCGCGCCGACGGCCGCGGGCTCTGGGTCCGCGGGCGGCTTCTCGAGACCATCGAGAAGGGCCGCGAGGCTGCGGCGCTGATCGCGGCCGGCGCCATCGACGGGCTGTCGATCGGGTATCGCACGCTGAAGGCGGCGAAGGACGAAAAGGGGCGCAGGCTCCTCAAGGAACTGGAGCTTTGGGAGGTGTCGCTGGTGACCTTCCCGATGCTGCCCAGTGCGCGGGTGGCAGCCAAGGGGGAGACCCCGGAAGAGGCCATCATGCGCGAGTTGGCGCAGGCGCTGGAGGGCGCGCGCCTGGACCTGGCGGGCGGCTGACGCGCGCCATTCACGAACGGGATCGAGATCATGACCAACTCCGAGACTGTTTCTCGGACCGGGGAAGACGTGTCCCCGGTCGCCCGGGTGAGCGCCGCGGTTGCGGGACTCGTCTGGGATATCAGGGCCTTGCAGGCCGATTTCCAGCTGAAGCTTCAAAAACAGGAAGAGCGACTGACCATGCTTGACTCCAAGATGACCACCCACCGCGCGCGCCCCGCGCTGGCCACCACGGCCGAGACCTTTGCGCCGCACCAGAAGGCCTTCGACGCCTATCTGCGCACCGGCGACGACGACGGGCTGCGCGGCCTCGTGCTCGAGGGCAAGGCGCTGTCGACCGCGGTTGCCGGAGATGGCGGCTATCTCGTCGATCCGGTGACCTCGGAGACGGTGAAGTCGGTGCTCGACAGCACCGCCTCGATCCGGGCCATCGCCAGCGTCGTGACGGTCGAGGCGACCTCCTACGACGTGCTGATCGACCAGGGCGAGACCGGCGCCGGCTGGGCGGACGAGTCCTCGACCTCGTCCGAGACCGGCACCCCCACCATCGACCGGATCTCGATCAAGCTGCACGAGCTCTCGGCCATGCCGGAGGCGAGCCAGCGTCTGCTGGACGACAGCGCCTTCGACATCGAGACCTGGCTGGCGGGGCGCATCGCCGACAAGTTCTCGCGCGCCGAGGCCGCGGCCTTCGTCACCGGTGACGGCGTCGACAAGCCCATGGGGTTCCTGACCCACGACACCGTCGACAACGAGATCTGGACCTGGGGCAACATCGGCTACGTGCCCAGCGGAATCGCCGGCGGGCTTGGCGACGGCGACGCGATCATCGACCTCGTCTACGCGCTGGGCGCCGAGTACCGCGCCAAGGCGTGCTTCGTGATGAACTCGAAGACTGCGGGGGCGCTGCGCAAGCTCAAGGACGCGGACGGCCGGCATCTCTGGTCCGACGGCATCGCCGCGGCGCAGCCCGCCCGCCTGCTGGGCTACCCGGTGCTGATCGCCGAGGACATGCCGGACATCGGCGCCGATGCGGACGCCATCGCCTTCGGCGATTTCGCCGCCGGTTACACCATCGCCGAGCGCCCGGACCTGCGCGTCCTGCGCGACCCGTTCAGCGCCAAGCCGCACGTGCTGTTCTACGCCACCAAGCGGGTCGGCGGCGACGTGAGCGACTTCGCGGCGATCAAGCTGCTGCGCTGCGCCACGGCCTGAGCCTGACACGGACATGGGGGCGGAGATGATCCGCCCTCGTGGGGCGCGTGCCGGAACTGATCGCGTTGTCCAGCTGCTCCCCTCCGTCCGAGCAACGTGTGCGGCGCGCGCCCGCCCTGGCCCAAGGCCGATCCGACCGGCAGAGGATTGCGGAGAGAGATCATGATGTTGATGGAAGAAAATCAGGTGCCCGAAGCGGCGCTTCCGGTTGCCGCGCTGCGTCGCCATCTTCGGCTCGGCAGCGGGTTTGCCGAAGGAGACGTGCAGGACGAGGTGCTCTCATCCTTCCTGCGGGCGGCGCTGGCGGCCATCGAGGGACGCACCGGCAAGGCGCTGATCCGGCGCAACTTCATCTGGACGCTGCACCGCTGGCGCGACCCGGACGGCGCGCTGTTTCCGCTGGCGCCGGTCACCGATGTGGCGCAGATCTTCCTGTCCGACCGCAACGGGATCGCCGAGGAGCTCGATGCCTCGCGTTACCGGCTCGAGGCCGATGCCCATGCGCCGGTGTTGCGCCCGATGAGCGCAGCGCTGCCGCAGATCCGCGATGGCGGCAAGGTCGAGATCCGCTTCACCGCGGGTTTCGCCGAGAGCTTCGACGAGGTGCCCGCCGATCTTGCGCAGGCGGTGCTGCTGCTGGCGGCGCACTACTACGAATATCGCGACGAGACCTCGCTTGGGCAGGGCTGCATGCCGTTCGGCGTGACCGCGCTGATCGCGCGCTACCGTCCGCTGCGCGTGGGCTTCGGCGCATGAGCGCGCCGGTCCTGAACCGCCGCCTGCTGCTGCAGGCGCCGCAGACGTTGTCCGATGGCGCGGGCGGGCTGGCCGAGACCTGGACGCTGCTCGGCACGCTCTGGGGCGAGATCCGGCCACGCAGCGGGCGCGAGGCGCTGGGCGAGGCGGGGCCGGTTGCGGTCGGCATGTTCCGCATCACGCTGCGCGGGGCGCCGCAGGGCGCGCCCGAGCGGCCTGTGCCCGGCCAGCGGCTGCGCCATGGCGCCCGCATCTTCCGCGTTCTCGCGGTGACCGAGCGCGAGCCGGGCGGCATGTATCTGACCTGCGAGACCCGCGAGGAGGTGGCGGCATGAGCTATGCGATGTCGGCGGCGCTTCAGGCCGCGGTGTTCCAGCAACTCTCGGGCGATGGCGGCGTGGCCGCGCTCGTGGGCAGTGACATCTACGATGCGCTGCCGGCCGGCGCGCTGCCGGGGCTCTACATCACGCTGGGGGCCGAGACCGCGCGCGACGCCTCGGACGTCAGCGGGGCCGGCGCCTGGCACGACCTGACCGTGGCGGTGGTGAGCGATGCGGCGGGGTTCCAGAGCGCCAAGACCGTCGCGGCCGCCGCCTGCGACGCGCTGAACGACGCGCCGCTGGCGCTGCAGCGCGGGCGGCTGGTGAGCCTGCGCTTCCTCAAGGCGCGGGCGAAGCGCGAGAGCGGCGGGCTGCGGCGGATCGACATGACCTTCCGCGCCCGCGTCGAAGACGACTGATCCCTTCATTCAAGGAGCGAACGAGATGGGTGCCCAGAACGGCAAGGATCTTCTGATAAAGGTGGACCTGACCGGCGACGGTCAGTTCGAGACCATGGCGGGGCTGCGCGCCACGCGGGTGAGCTTCAATGCCGAGAGCGTCGACGTGACGACGCTCGAGAGCCAGGGCGGGTGGCGCGAGCTGCTGGCCGGCGCGGGCGTCAAGTCGGCCAGCATCAGCGGCTCGGGGGTGTTCAAGGACGCGGGGACGGACGAGCGCGCCCGGCAGATCTTCTTCGACGGCGAAACCCCCGATTTCCAGGTCATCATCCCCGATTTCGGCACCGTCGAGGGGCCGTTTCAGGTGACCTCGATCGAGTACGCGGGGTCACACAACGGCGAGGCCACCTACGAGGTCTCGCTGGCCTCGGCCGGGGCACTGCAGTTCGTGCCGGTTCCGGTGACCTGATGGCCAATTCGTGGCGGGGAGAGGTGGCGCTGCAGATCGACGGCGAGCGCCACCTGATGCGGCTGACACTGGGGGCGCTGGCCGAGCTTGAGGCGGGGCTCGAGGAGGGCTCGCTGGTCGAGCTGGTCCGCCGCTTCGAGGAGGGCCGTTGCAGCACCCGCGACGTGCTGGCGCTGATCGTGGCGGGGCTGCGCGGCGGCGGCTGGGGCGGGACCGCGAAGGACCTGCTCTCGGCCGAGATCGCCGGCGGCCCCATGGCTGCGGCGCGGGCGGCGGCCGAGCTTCTGGCGCGCGCCTTCATGCTGCCGGAGGAGAGCTGATGCAGGGCTTCGACTGGCCGAAGCTGCTGCGCGCGGGGCTCCGCGGGTTGGGGCTCCGGCCGGACGAATTCTGGGCGCTCACGCCCGCTGAGCTGCGGCTGATGCTGGGCGAGGACAGCGGCGAGGTGCCGATGGGACGGTCCCGGCTCGAAGAGCTGATCGCGGCCTTCCCGGATGAGGTGAAAGGAGAGGTTTCATGAGCGAATTCGAGAGGCTCGACGATCTCGACACGGAGATCGCGGCACTGGAGACGAGCCTTGGCTCGGCTGCGGGCATGGCGGCGCAGTTCGACGCCGAGATGAAGCGCATCCACCAGACCTTCTCGGCCACCGGGCGCAACGTGACGCGGCTGGAAAGCTCGCTGAGCAAGGGGCTGGGCCGGGCCATCGACGGGGTCGTGCTGGACGGCATGAAGCTGTCCGAGGCGCTGGACGTGGTGGCGCGCTCGATGATCGACGCGGCCTACAAGGCGGCGGTGCAGCCGGTGACGCAGCACGTGGGCGGCATGCTGGCGGGCTCGCTTGCGGGCATGTTCGGAGGGCTGTCGCTCTTCGCCAAGGGCGGCGCGTTCACACAGGGCAAGGTGATGCCTTTCGCCAACGGCGGCGTGGTGTCGGGGCCGGTGAGCTTTCCGATGCGCGGCGGCACCGGGCTGATGGGCGAGGCGGGCCCCGAGGCGATCATGCCGCTCACCCGTGGGGCCGACGGCCGGCTCGGGGTGCGGGCGCAGGGCGGCGGCCAGCCGGTGCAGGTCGTCATGAACATCAGCACGCCCGACGTGCAGGGCTTCCAGCGCAGCCAGTCCCAGATCGCGGCCAAGATGAGCCGGGCGCTGGGGCAGAGCGCGCGCAACAGGTGAGGTGTGACAGATGAGCTTTCACGAGGTGAGATTTCCGGCAGACCTCAGCTTCGGCGCGCTCGGCGGTCCCGAGCGCCGCACCGACGTGGTGGAGCTGACCAGCGGCTACGAGGAGCGCAACAGCCCTTGGGCGCATTCGCGACGGCGCTATGACGCGGGGCTGGGGCTGCGCAGCCTCGATGACATCGAGAAGCTTCTGGCCTTCTACGAGGCACGGCGCGGCCAGCTCTACGGTTTCCGCTGGAAGGACTGGGCCGACTACCGTTCATGCAAGCCGAGCGGGAAGATCTCGGCCACCGATCAGGTGATCGCGCGGGGCGACGGTGCCACGCGGGCCTTCCAGCTGGTCAAGGTCTACCGCTCCGGCACGGCTTCCTACGCGCGGCCGATTGCGAAGCCGGTGGCGGGCACGGTGGTGGCCGCGGTGCAGGATGTCGAGATGCGCGAGGGCTTGCATTTCGAGCTCGACCTGACCACCGGGATCATCACCTTCGCCGACGCGCCGATGACCGGGGTCGAGATCTCGGCGGGCTATGAGTTCGACGTGCCGGTGCGCTTCGACACGCCGGGCATCAACGTCAGCGTCGCGAGCTTCCAGGCGGGGCAGGCGCCCGACGTGCCGGTGGTGGAGGTGCGGGTCTGATGG